GGTAAACGTGTACTACTACGATGCTAAAGGCACGTTTGACGAGTACAAGCGCAATCTGGTTAGCCGTAAAGGTGATTGGATTGGGCAAGTATTGTCCGATAAAGGCGGCCAAAATGTTGAGATTGCAGGCAGCCTGACAGACCAAGAAGCGCACGATCTAATCATGTCAATCGGTGATGAGGTTGGCGCTGAGCGTATTCGTGCAGAGTCGGAGGCGCGAGATAAAGCCCATCGGGCTGAAACCGTCAAAGGCGCTCAGGTGCGGGCAGTTAGCGTTATGAGGGATTTAGGTAGATGGCTTGATAGGAACAGCACAGTGTCAAGCGCAGCAATGACGATAAGAATAAAAGCCATTGATGATAAAAAGGCAGCAAATAAAAACTTAGCCATATTGACAGAAAAGCTCTCTCGATCTAAATCAGAGGCAACCATCAAAAAGCTGCAAAGCCAAATTGACCAGCTAAAAGCTAACATTGCTTACAGCGACAGCATCACAACTAATCATGCAATCTCCGAGGAGCTAGCTAAGTCCGAAATGGATTGGCGTAGAAAGGCGTTTGACCAAGCAAAAGCCGAGTTCACTAACAACAGCGAAACCCAAGGCGCTTACGGCGCGGATGTGGCTGAAGCGATTGAAACGGGCAAATACGAGCTGGTTAACGGACAAATCTATGTTGCAGGCATGGCGGGCGAGGTAAACGGCAAGCTGGCGCTGGTTGAGCATGGCGGCTTTGAGCATGGTGCGGTGGCCGTATTTATGACCCGTTCCGATAACGCCAAGGGATGGGGTATTGCTGAAGTTATCGCTCGAGCTGGATTAAAGATTAGCATTGGTACCGCTAAGATTTACCAAAAAGACACTCCAGAATGGTTAGCTGTCATTGAGAAACTGGCGAAGATTGATGATGCATTGATTGAAGCAACACCTGAAATTGTCGCTGGTAGTAAAGGGTTATTTTCAACTTTCAGCAAGCCTGTGGCCGACAGGTTGACCAAGCAGGCGGGCAATCCTTGGGTAGATTGGCGCAATGTGGTTATTGATGGTGAAGGGTTCCCTATCCCCGTTCCCGAATCTTCCCTAAAAACATGCAGTTTTTACAATGCGTTAAAGACAGAAATTGATAGCACATTTAGTCAACTTCAATTTAATCTGTACAAAGGAGAGAATGCTGTCAGGATTGTTGCCGGATCTAAATTGGAGCTTTTAAGTAGGCCTACGAATGAGCGGCTTTTATTAGCATTGAGCTACTTTAAGAGCAAAGGAATTAAGTTAAGTTATAGCGATATTAATGCAATATCGCCACAAACCAATCTCTATACAATAATGTCTTCAGTTAATAATCAAGACCAATCACTAACAAATCTTATTGGTGAGCTGGCTAAAGCTGATTTTAGCAACGAGGCTGAGTTTACTGACACTATCAAACGCTTATACCGGTCAGACTATTTTGATCAAAGCGTTATCGTTGCTTACAAAATCCAACGCTGTTCATCAGTCTTAACTAAAGCCTTCGATGACGGCATTAAGCGCAGTCAGGCGGGGGGCGCGGTAGTGATTGATATTGGTGATCTATCTGAAGTGGGCGTACTGAAAGCTTTGGATGGCATTACATATCAGCATCTGCTTGATAACCCAGATATTGCCAAATCCATTGCTGATGGATTGATGGAGCTGAGGGACGTTATTTCCACAATATCAATAAGTTCTGAAAAGATTGGCGAAGCATTCCAAGTAACGCCAGCTCTGGCGGCGGCTATTGAGGAAAATCGCAACTCATTTGTTCTTTCGGCTGAGGTAGGCACTTACAAGCTAACAGCCAATGCTTTGCCAAAAATTATCCGTTCCGCTGCAAATCGTGCTTATGGTAATGCAATACCAAAAACCAATAGCCACATTGACACCATCAAAAACGCCAAGATTGCCGAGGCGCTAAAAGCAGTCGATGAGGTTAAAGGATTTAGCAGCATCAAAGGCGCTTGGACCATAAACGAAGACATAACCATTACGTTATTCGGAGGCGACTCAATCACCTTCGAGGCAGGTAATACCATTATTGTTGACGCAGGATTTAAGACTGATCTAGCTGATGCAATCATGGCAACTGGGAAGGAGAATCCACCTTATGCCCGTTATTTTGCAAACACGAAAAACGATAAATCCATGGAAAACAAGGGAGCAACCACCTACAAAGGCTGGGTGATTACCGTGGAACCAACCATGACAAAGAAAGGGGTTCCGTTCACCGACTTGGCAAAACTGAAGGCGCTTATTGCTAAACTGTAAAAGGTTAAGGCGGCCAAACAGCCGCCTTTTTTATTGATTCTTTTGTGATACTGTAACAAGTAAGCCGCCTTGGCTTACTTTTTCCTAATTTAAACAAAGAGGACAAACCCCATGCGCGGGATTTATATTAGCAAAAAACAAGAAACCTTAGAGCAGGTTTTCGACAGCGCACACGCCGAATGCGCTAAAAACAAGAAATTCCAAGGCATCAGCGATACTCAAGTACAGCTTGATGTTGTGTCTCAAATTAAAGAAAGCCAAGCAGGCAAAGACGTTAATGTTTTTGACAGCGTTGTTACCGGCATGGAAATTTACAAGCGTCAACATGGTCAATTACCTACCGCTGACGTGATTGACTGGGCTTTAGCTCAAGGTTTAGCCGCTACTAAGCCAACCCACGAATTAATTAAAACCTTCGACAGCGTGGGATCTACCGCTCATCACGACACACTGAGCGCCATGCCCAATCGTGTGCAAGTAGCTATCACTGCCGCAATGGCTGAGGCGGTTCCATTCGCCAACTACGTTCCAGCCGATATTAATTCAAATGAATCGCGTTGCGCTATCATCACTCATAATGCCGGTTCAGCCTTCGGTGAATACGCTCTTGACGACATTATGGACGGAGCCAATTCAGGCAAGGTTTACTTTGCCGCAGAGCGCCGCGTGTCCGTTACCCTAAGCGGTCCCCGTGATACCGGTACCGCAGCAGTATTAACTACCGCTGGCGGCTCTACTGTGCCTGTATTGCGTGGCCGCACCATGGTGTTTGTAAATGGCTTATTTGCAGCCGCTGAAGCTCCAGCTAACAACAGTTCTTCCGCAACCAGCGCGATTGCTGGCACTGCAACCATTTCTGGCACTGCTTATTCTGTTAGCGGTACCGTTACCATTGCTACCGGTGCAGTATCGCTAGCATTCTCGCCAGCTCTGCCGGTGGGTACCGTAGTGGACGTTGAAGCGCACATTGACTACGAGAAAGCGCCAACTTTAGCGCCCAAAGTAGAATCCAATGTTGGCATTTATACCTACTACGCCAGCCCATGGCGCAGCCTTGCACAACAAACCATTGACAGTTCTGGCCAGTACCTGAACGAATTGGGCTTGGATTTGTTGGTTGAATCGGGCATGGCAATCCGCTCTCAAATGGCCAACGAGCGTCATTACAATGCATTACGCAAACTGAAAGCGATCGCTACCGCTCAATCAACCGATTCCTTCGACTTTAACACCGCAGTGGGTTTAGCAACCAACGACCGCGAGCACGTTTCTCGCCAAGCCTTAACCAAGATCAGCGTATTAAGCCAAAAAATGGCTGAAGACACCATGGATCACGGCATTACCCATGCCTACGTTGGCAAGCTGGGCAAAGGCTGGTTAGAAAGCTTAGCTCCAGACGTGTTCATGTCAAGTGGCGTCACACCTAAAGCCGGTATTTATCGCATTGGTACGCTGGTTGGCTCTCAAATCGAGGTCTACTACAGCCCCCGCTTGATCACCGAAACTTCGACCAGCACTCAAATCCTGTTCGTAGGTCGCTCAACTCAACCCGCTCGTTGCCCGATTGTTATGGGTGACGCGATCCCCGCAACCATTCTGCCTTTGGCTATGGGTGTTGACCTGTTGCGTGGCCAAGCCGTATATGGCCGGAGCTTCACGGCAGTGAACACTCACACACCATCGGCTCTTGGTGCGGCTCTGTTGAATCTGACCAACGTGTATTAATGAGGGCGGCAAAAATGGCTAGCAAATATTCCAAGCCATCTAATGCCGAGCCTGAAGCAGTTGTTGAATCGGTAAGCGTGGAGTATCCAGCTACGTTTACCATTCAGAGTTTAGTGAATTTCCCGTTGATCATTCCTTGTTGCCGGTTTGAACTGGCAGCAGGGGATAAAGCCTCAAATCTGTATTTTGAGACTGAGCTTCAACACACGAAATTTACGGACAACTTAGAACAAATCAGGCTGTTAATGGGCGTTAGTGAACTGGCAATTCTGACTTACAACGGGAGCGACTAATGCAACCATTCACTCGACAACTTGGCAGCCAACCAGGCGTTCAAGTTAATCCCATTATCGACAAATCCGAAGGGCGGCTTGTAGGCAATGAAGGGCAATACTTCGCAACCGCGATCCGCTTGCAGCGTGGTGACATTAGCCGTGCCTTTTTAGTGACTAAAGACAACTTTGCCCGAGTCCTTGGGTCTGTAGCATCTATTCGAGCCAATCCATTAAACGAAGGGATTGTTCAAGTTTACGAGGCTTTACGGGCTGGAGCACTTGGCGCTGTTGTGTCACGTTTAAGCCCATCTACCGCCGTTCTAAACCGCATTGAAGTGCTCGATGAGGCGTTAGCGGGTGACGTGTACAACGTGGTAACGGGTTCGCCAACTGCCGGTTATTTGTTCACGATCAAGCACCACGAGTGCTTTAACGAGGGCATCACGGTTAAGGTGAATGCGCTAACCGCTTATGATACCGATGGCGTTACGCTCATTCCTTCAAAAATGATCAAGCTTGGTCTGTATGACATTAATGGCCAACCGCTGTTCAATGAAATCACAGCCAGCTTAGATCCGAATGCTGTTGATGATTTTGGTGAGACCCTGTTCTTAACCGATATTGCCGCAGCCGCATCAAATGACCTGATTGAAATTGTGGTCAACACGGGCGCTGAAGTGTCATTAACAGCCGCTTTCTACGGAAAGGACGGCTCTGGCAATGATAAAGTTGTTGAGCAGCATTTAGTGTATTTTGATGAAAACAGCACCAGCTACACTAACAGCGACTACGATAAATCAATTAGCCAATTGCAGTACACCGAGTACCGCTTTGGTTATCTGACGACTTGCGGCAGTCAATCTAAGACGTTAATTTCCAAATTCTTAGGTTTGGCCTTCACCATCAATAAAACCTGTGCTTGGGACGTTCACGGCAGCTTGTCGCCTACCGCCGCCATGGCTTGGGTAGCTGATATTGGCGCTGCAACCGATTCGCTCTACAGTCATTGTTATTGGACTCCATTAACCGCAAACGACCCGTTAAACGGTGGGCGTGCATTCATTGGCACCAGTGGCTTGCAAATTGGTTATCGTTGCGCTCGTAATGCCATTACCGATGCCAATGGTGTGCCAGCCCGTAATCGCGTGATTGCAGGCAAGGAATACCAAGTAACACGGACCGGCATTAAGCAGGTTGTTACACCGAAAGAATCGGAGTTAAGCCAGCTGGCCGATGCCCGTATTAATCCGGTTCTTGCGGTGCATTACAACTCAGGCTCTCGATATGTATTTTCGGACAGCTTAACCGGTGCAAAAACTCAAGCAGACCGCAAGCTAATCGCTGTTGCGGATATGGCAACACAGATTGATGATTGGGTGGCAGCACAAGCTCAGGAATACTTGCAATTGCCAATGACTGACGCCGTGCAATTAACAACCGACTACCTGCAATTGTTATTTGAAGCACTCCAGACAGCAGGCTGGCTGGTGCCGTCGGCAAAACTGGATAATCGCGCGTTTATCGGGCAGGTTGCACCAAATAACATGCGGCCCAATGATAGAATGGATGTGAGCTATTCGTTGTCTTACGTTGGCACGACACGTCAAATCTACCAACAACAGACTATTGCACCAAAATAATAGGAGACACTGATTATGTCAGGTTTTAATCATCCCGCTTATGACTCGTTGCGGAAGCCCATTGAATTTTCGTTTGATGCCGTAGACTCTGGCGCTGACACCATGCCAGCAGCCGCAACCTACACAGAGCAAGACACCGCAGTTAAGGCGGCCTCTGCCGTTGTGGTTTGGTCTGAAACCTTACCTGAAGAGCTTGGCGACAGCGAAACGCTTGTTGACCGCCTAATCTCGCTACTGATTGGCATTGCCGACTTTGATAAGGACGGCGAAATCAGTCCAGACGAGGCCGATGTGTTTGATGCCGCTGCAAATGCCGCATGGGATTTTATAGCAGGCAAGGGGGCCTCCGAGGAAGACCTAAGCGCACTATTCAATGACGGTGATAACGATGCGGCCGAACGCGTTCAAGAGCTGGTTGGTGGCAGTCTGCCGTCAAGCTACGATGCAATTGATGATCAAGTTAATGCATTCGTGTTTGGCCCAGACTCGACCGAGGCCGCTTTAGATGCCGTTTACAAGAAGGTTGTCGCGTTCAAAAACGGCAAGAAAACAATGCTCAAAAAGCGCGTTTCTGGCGTGGTTCGCCACACACCAGCGCAAAAAGCCGCAATCATGAAAATGCTTCGCAAGTCGCACAGTGCAACCGCACAGCGCAAACGGGCTAAATCCATGAAAATGCGCAAATCCGCTGGCATGTAATCGGGAGGTTGGGTTATGGCATTATCACCAACAGGCGCATTCTCAACGGCTCTAGGGAGCATTCGGGGTGCGGCTGACAAAGTGTTAAGCAATGACCCAACCGGCGCGGTTAATGAGATTTTTCGCGGATCAGTAACGGGCAAGCGCAAGGCAAAGCCCGTTAAGGATACTGGTACGGTTATTGGCAAGGCTGAAGCTGGCAAGCCAATAACTGACCCAAGCTTACCCTATGCAAACAAGCACCTTCTGGCTAACCTGTTTCTGTGCGATAAACACGGAGTTCAAGACAGCAAGGATAAAACGGTTATTACCGCGCCAGCCTTCGATGTTAATCTTGATGTGACTCTGAATTGGCATAGCCAGTTCGAATCCATGAATATGGACAACTTTAAGCCGTCCCTTATGGCCATGATTCAATCGGGTGAAATCGGGACGGCAGTGCAGGGCCTGCAAGCATTATCCGACAAACTTCAGCCGGAATGGTTAAAAGAAATCACTGGTGGGCAGCTTAGTAAGACTCTCGGTGAAAAATCCACCGATTTTGTTGAACTGGCAAAGCAGCTTGAAGGCATGACCGGTATAACCAAGCTCAATTCTCGGCAGGTTTTTGCCGGTATGCCGCCGATAAAAATCACTCTAAGCATGGCGTTTAGGGCGTTTCACGATGCCGTGAAGGAAGTGCAAGAACCGACTAATACGATTTTGCAGTGGGCATTACCAAAGCGACTTGCCAACGATGGCTTAACCGGCAGGACGGATGCCAATAGCGTTATTTCAGCCCTATTTCCTTCTGAAGCCCCCGCATTCGTTGGCTTAGTGTATGGTCGTAATCGTTATGCTCCGTTAGTCATTGAAGGGGCTCCAGTTCAATTGGATGGCCCGATAACATCGGACGGAGTTCCGGCTTATCGCGTGGTACAATTAACGCTAGCAACATTAACGGCACTAGATCGAAACGACCTAGCAACGAAGATTTTAGGATTTAGCCATATTGGCGACAGCCGTAAGCCATAACACAAACAAAGAGGTCATCATCATGGCGGTAACAACCGGCAGCATTATTAAGCGTTTATACTCTCAACAAGCCGCCTTGGGTGATAAGGCTAAAAACTCCGACTTCTATCTTGAAATCGCAGGATTTGAAGGAATGGGGATCATGTTTAAACAGTTCCCTTGGCCCGTTCTGTCCTCCGGTGAACCTGTAGAAGTGGCAGGACCACTAGGCACGAAATACTGGCAACCTTCACAGGTTAAAACCAATTTCCAAGGCGCTTTCACGATTGCCGAGACTCCAGACGGAAAGGCCCAAGCCTTCCTTGAGTCAATTATCGGGCAAGGTGGCCGAGCTAATGGCAAGCTTTACGAAGGTATTCCAAGCGACTTTACTCGCGTTATCCGGATTTTTGACATCATGTTTCAGGTTGATTCGGCTATTGATCGCGACTGGGAAAACAACACCCAAATCCTGTTAATTAACGGCACAGCCGCGTTTAGCTTCTTTGGCGTAGAGGCCTAATCATGTTGTTATCCGAGATCGTAGCCGGTTACATGACACCAGCGCCAGCAGGTCTAATGCTGGACGTGGATGAAGTGTCTAAGCAGCTTAAGAGGGCTGTTACCTATTTAGCTGGCTGGACGATCTTGGATAACTTCGCGCCAGTAACTCCGGTTGTGGCCAGCCCAGTGACCGCAACCAGCCAGATTGACGATCCTGATATTGATCTAACCGCTGGTGAATGGGCGTCAATTAAGCGGCTGTTCGAACTTTATGTTGAGCACGAAAACGCCATGATGCTGGAGGCGTCACGCAGTCAGGGGGCGGATGTGTTTGGTAGAGCGGTATCGGAAATTCAATCCGAGATAGCCCAAACCGAGCTCGACCTGCGCAAGACCGCTTACTATCAAGACGGGTTTACTGTCTAATGGCTGGCATATGGGAGCGTGCAGCGTGGCAGGTGGCACAAAAGGCGGCCCAGTCCGTAAAAATCCCTGCAAAAATTGCCCAAAAACTGCCTTTGGCCAAGAAGATCCTTGGTGGTGACTTCGCGGGTGCAATCGAAGGGTTTGTTGGTGAAAAGCTGGGCTTGCCGTTTTTTGGTGGAAACATCTACGGCCCGCCTTTAGGTGAAACGCCTTTACTAGGCGGCCTATCTCCTCAAGAGGTGCTCGATATTTATCAAGAAGTTTCGACCATTGCCTACAGTCGAAAGAATTTATTTTTCATCAATATCACGGACCTAAAAGCCGATTTAGGTAAGCCTCTGGCAAACCTAAATATGCTTACAACCAGCGTTTCGTATGCTGGCCTAACCATCAGTGGCGATAACCAGCGCATTGGTGGCGGATCTATGCATCTACCGGCTAACCGCGAAGTGCCCGAGATACGCATCACGGTTTACGATGATCAAGAGGGTAGTATCAAGCGGTGGTTCTACACCCGCGCCGACATCATGATCAATCCGGATGGAACTCACGGCCTACCCATTGATTACTTGATGAAAATGCAAATTGTGCATGGGTTCGTTAATGATATGGTAACTGGCTCCGAAAATGCTTGGGTAGATACGTTCGTTGTTAAGCCAACCTCGCTTGAAGTTGATAAAAGCCGCCAAGAGGATGGCTTAGACGAATTGCAAATCACGCTAACCGCGTTTGATACGTTCTACAATCCATAGGAGAGGCAATGCAAAAATTACCCAAATTTAGAACGGTTCGGCATTGCTTAGATATGCATGAGCCTTCCATTGGCGACACACTTAACTTGCTTGGGATGATTCAAGAGGGCCAGCAAGAGGAGCTGACCACTGAAGGGCTTAAGGCTTGTGGCTTAGGTGATACCGGCTTATGGACCGTACACGAGCGGGCGTTAGCTGTTGCCCAGTACCTCAGCTCCAACAACCCGCAGCAACCCGATTTTCAAATCGGTGATGATGCTAAATATTCGGATTTTTTGGCAGTCGATTCGGACTACCCAAAAGAGGACGCGATAAGCCTAGGCGATTTTGGTGGCGATTCGTGGGTTATGCGGCCCTTGTTGGGTTCACACGCTGAGGCCATAGAGCGAGCCATCTTTAACGGGGAGCTTCCCGAGAGTCGGGGTGGCTGGATCCTTGGTGCAATGGCTTGTCAGTTGTTCGTTAATGGCGATTCAGACAGCCATAGCGAGCTTACCGATAAAAAAATTAGCGAACGTATTGAGACATTCAAAACGCTTCCACAAAGCTTGTTCAGCCTAATCATGGTCACATTCTTAGCCAACCTTCATAAGCTCGATCACTTTTTCTCGCTTGAGTTCACAGCTGAAGGATTAGCCTTTAATCCAAAAGAGGGGGTGCCGGTGAATTATCCGGCCCGATTTCCTTTTTCTACCACCATCGACCCGCTCTTGCAGGCGGTATTTAAACCAGCTCAACGAGGCAGTGATTCAGATAGCCTTGATATGCAATCAGAGTTATAGCGAGCTGCTTAAATTGTCGGTGACCGAACTTAACCGGATCCGCGATAGCAATGCATTCAAAGGCTGGCAGGATAGAAATGATGTTGTTATAAAGTACCAATCAGCCACACTTGACCGGCTGGAAAACGTGATAAAATGCCTAAACAATCTAATAAAAGCGTCACGGTGAAATCATGGATAACTATGTTTTTAACCCCGAATACTTAGCAGAATTACGCGCAGGCCTTGAAGAGGATTTTGGTGGTGCGCTAGACCTTAAAGCCATGTGTGCTAATTTGCTTAGCGTGGTAAGGTCAAACAAAACCAACTATCTACGCTATGGCCCGTACTGGTGGGCGTTAAAATCAATTATGGCAGAGCAGGGCTCGTTCATCGGTAATGAGGATGACCAACGAGTTAATCAGATGTTTCGCTTAGCCGATGATGCTGATACCGTGATTGCCGCCTATTACACCGGCGAACAGTACATTGCTAACAGCTTCAAAGGAGCGCGAACCTTTGATATTTTCCCCGAAGGATTCGAACCATATAGCCTCTATGACCCTGACGTAGAGGGCTAAGTCATGGAAATGCAGGAAGCTATTACAACTGGAGTTGGAGCGCTGGGGGCAATTGCCGCCACGTTCTATGGGGTTAAGCGAAAGCTGACAGCTGATGCAAATTCGGACAAATTAGACGGGAAGGCCACTCAATTGATTGAACGGCTCGAAGCTCAGATAACCCAAGACCAAAGCCGTATCGACCAACTGACTACGGCCATTGATCGGGTAGCCAGCGAGCGTAACGAGGCGGTTCAGCAAGTAGGCCGAATGGATGCAACGATCCAAGCACTTGAAAAGGAAGTTGAGCGGTTACGCTTGGAGCTGCAAGATGTGGAGCTAGCTAATCGCACGTTGTTAGAGCAATCGCGCGATATGACCAACCGAATGAACGATATGTCGCAAAAGATGGATAACCTGATAACTATTAACGAACGATTGATTCAGATTATCCAGACGAGGAATTAAAAGCTTGCGGAATTTGGACAGACAAACTATTATTTATCTGTCATTGTTTTATCTCCTGTGTTGTTTCAGACCGGCCTTAATTGGCCGGTTTTTTTATGAGCTCCCATGCGGCTTTAATATCAGCTTGGTAGCTTTTCTCAAACGCTTTTACTGCCGCTTTCTTGGTTGGGTACAGCCCGATTTTAGCCACTTCGCTAGGAAATTCATCATTAGAGCATGACGGCAGAAATTGCTTTTTTGCGTGTTCGCTCGACAGGATTATGCAGTCGAATTTACGGGACACCGAATACTTCCGAATTTGTGGTCCGTACACTCCGCACACGACTTGATAAACATGGCTAGGCATTGTGGTGAGCCTTGTGATTTTCTTTTTTAGCTTATTGATGCGCTTGTTGGTTTTAACGATTTCCGCATCAAACCAAGCGTTATCATGACCATACAGATGATGACCCTGTCCGCAAGATTCCAAGTGACATTCTGCCGCCTCTAAGGCTTCCTGTAATTGCTGCATAGTTTTTGCCATCTCTATTTATCTCCGTTTTTTAAAATCGTCCTACGAGGACGAAACACAACAATAGCCGATGGAAACGGGGCGCTATTAACCGCCTCACCAAACTTCAATCGACCACGAATAAAGTAATACTCGCCTTGCTCAGCGCAATCATGCCACCAAGCCGTATCAGTGCGGGCTGGCACTAGACAAACTACAGTTGCACCAGCCTTAGAGGCTTCCAGCGCCTTTGCCATCCATTGGCCAATGCCACGACCATAGGGCGGGTTCATCCAGCACACACCGGACCATTCTTGTGCTAAACCGTCCTGCTCTTTTGTGAAATAACGGGCGCATTTAGCGTTATCGGCGGTAGCACAAACATCCAGATCGAAGTTATAACGGGCATTCAGACTGTCGAACAGTTCTTGTGGTGTTTCCCAGTCATCGCTTTTGCTGCTGAATAGGGTTTCTGTTTTCATCTAGTAAATCCTTTCTGAATAAATGCAATCGCCTCTTCCTCGGTTAAGAAATACTCCTCGCAATGCATCATTCCCAATTTTGAAGTTCTCACCTTCCCATTGATCATAAATCTTACATCAGTTCAAGAAAATTTCTTTTGGCGGCTCTGGCTCTAGTTTGTCAGTGCCAATTGGTTTACTTAGCAAAGCACGAACCTTATTCAAATCCTCGTTAATCGAGGTGATTTCCTGTTCGCGCGACTTAATATAAGCCTGAATTGCAAGATCCTTGCTAAGGTAAAGATCAAGCCCTGTCAATTGTTCGGCGGTGGTGTCGCGATTGATAGTGATAATCTCACGACTAACACTATTCCTATTGTGATTAACTACGAACCCCTTATAACTAATTACTAACTCAATTCCGTTATCTGCAAGCACGCTGGCGCCGATGATAACCATTTTGCCAACTACTTTAGTGCTTCCGTAAAAGCGATAAAACTCTTGACCAAGAAACAAGCCGTCATTGATTTTTATATCCATGTTATTCACCTGTATTTGAAATTGGTTTGGTTAGCTGCGCGTCCAGCTGGGTGACTACCGCAAAAGTTCGATGAATTGCAACAATCTCTTGCTCCACGCACGACACATCGTAGGCGCCATCAATCCAAGGCATTTCTTCAGGCTGGCCATGCTTTCCACCGCCGTAGTAGTAGGTCCAGCCTACCCACGAACCATCTGGAAGTTTTGCAGCAACCGCTTTAGCCTCGCAATACCCGCGACCTGAGCAAGTCAGGTCTGTTTCGGTGCCGCTGGCTCGGATTTCATACGTTGCTTCTTGATAACGACACTCATGGAGATCAAAAGCCCGCTCATCATCGACTGTCAGCGGATAAGCTGGCGCATCCCTGCCATCCCACTTGTCTTGTAAAGCCAAGATTAACCACTTAATCTTCTGTTGTGGTGTCATTCTCTATACCTCAATATGAAATACTGGCACACCAAAGCGCCAGCAGTAAAACGGGTTTTATTGTTGGTCATTTTTACCGGTATCGGGATTTACCTTGGCACGAGCCTCAAGCATGGCATCGGCCATCTTGTAGGACATCTTTGCGACCCACTTTAATTCACTTTCGCGATCCACTTTCGAGGCAAAGCTATTCATAGCAGCAATGGCAATTTGGTCTCTTAACTCAATGCTCATCCTACACCCCCACCACAGTAGCAACCCATTCGATACCCGAGCCATCCGGCGATAGCTCTGACTCCCATTTTTTAACGCCTTCCTGAAGGTCATTCAGGTAGATTTTCCCAGTGATGATATCCATATCACCATTGCTTCCAGTTATCTCCAGTTTCCAACGCCATGCCCTTTGCTTAACACAGGTGATCATGTCATCGGTTGGAGCTAGATGCTGGCCGCGATAGATGATGGTTATCTCGCCATCCTTGGCCTTAAGTTTCAGGCCAATAATGCGCTTGGCTATGGCCAGCATGTTTGCCGGTGGAGTGTGTCGTTTTTTTGTTGTCATTTTTACCTCTATTATTGTGAGTTTTACAGGCTAATAATATAGGGTTATCAATGGGTTTAGAAGGGGTTTTTCTGCAATTCCAAAAATAAATCTGCATCCGCTTTCTGCAAAAGACCAGCAATAACTAAGGTTTTCACGTCAGCTTCGCTTATCGCTGGCCCCATCAGAATTTGGCAGATAATCAGCTCGCCGCTTACAGTCACGTTAAATTGTTTTCCTGTAGCCAAATCGCGAACACTAACAACTGGCGTAGACTTGCCGAGCATAACTGCCCTGTCTGCATCAGACTCTGCATACGCCTCTTGAGTCTCGATAAATTCACGAGCTGCATCCTCGATAGCTGCATGGATAGGCGCTTGCCAGCCAGAGGCGATGGTGATCAACATGCCATCAGTTTCGGTATCCCCGCAATCAGGTAACCAGCACTTAAAGTGGCTCATACCTCATCCGCCATTCCCATCGCTTCATCAATCGCATCGCGCATACTGTGAATGTTGTTTTTGACGCATTTAATCGGCAAAGTCACATTGCCAATAAAATTGCTTGGGTCGGCCAGCCAGTCTAGGCGGGCTTTGTCTCGTTTGAGCTCATTGATAATAGATGAATCTGGCGCTACACCCATAAGCGCCTTAGAGGCGATATCACCCAGTTTAACCAAAAGCTCAACCGCTTCCATGGCATCAGAAATAAAACAGGCTTCAAGGCTTATTTGCATTAAGGCCTCATACATAGTAGGAGCCTTAGCAATCAAGGCGGCATTGGCAAGACCTTCGGCAGACGGCCTAACGTCACCAATCATATGTGTGACCACTTTGGCCAATCCTTCCCATTCATCGCTATCAATGGGCGTGTAATACCCGTCATCACAAGCCACTTTCCAAGGGCCTTTTGTATAGCTCATTGTTTCACCTTTTGTTGTTTGTTTAATGACACCCGTATTCCAGCACTGATACTGCCAGCGCCAAGGCTCTTGGCCTTTTCAATGCTCTTTTCGTCCAAGAGTACACGCACAGTCCGGCCATTTTCTATGGTTTTTGGCCGACCAACTTCTCTTTTCTCACCCATAACTACTCCGGTTTTTTGTTGGTTATATGGCATTATAAGACTGTGCTTTGTTGGTTGTCCATGTTATATTTTCATCGCAATGTAGCATAAAGGTTAATGCGCTGGCGCTCGGTCAGATAACCACCGTTCGAGTCGGGGCTTTGCTACCTACCCAGCACCGATAGCTCAATCGGATAGAGCACAGACCTTCTAAGTCTGTTGTTGCAGGTTCAAGTCCTGCTCGGTGCGCCAATTCTCAAACATAGGAATAAAAATGGATAACCAACACAAGCACATTAAAGGCTATCGTGACCTTAGCCAAGAAGAAATTGACCTTATGAACGAGGGTAAGGCTCTTGCTGAGAAGGTGGGCGCTTTCGTGGAAAAATTGGAACGGGCAATGGACACTGATAAGCGTTTTGTGGGAATCGGCAAGAATGACCTACAGAAAGGGTTTATGCGCGTCATTCGCTCAATAGCTAAGCCAACAACTTTTTAGCGCGCCGACCACTGCCAACCAAACCGCCACTCTAGGCGGTTTTTTGTTATTATCAGGTATCAAAACCAACACGGGTAGTTAAATCATACCTATGACAACACAATGCGATTACTGCAATGGCAGTTTGGTAGAGCAATCAGAACCTATCGAGATTGCGTATCGTGGCCAGACACACCTACGCCCAAGCCTGTGCTCTATCTGTGACGGCTGCGGCGTTGAAATTACAACAGCAGAACAAACTCGGCAGAATAAATCTGACACATTGGCACTTAGAGAGGAGATTGACAAATGCCCTTAACACCAGACCAAAACAGCAAAGCATCAACAATTCCAGCCGATTTATCATTCCAGTGCATTAATGATTTTGTTCACTCGATAGGCACGCAATTTGAGGAGTTGCAGGCTTTATGCCTGTGCTTGGCCAGCGAGCTTGAAAAGCCTAAACAGGATGAGGATTGCCTAACATGCGCCAATCGTGGGGCAGTGAACGGCCTAACCCAAGAGACTTTTTGCGACAGTTGCATATATCAGTCGCGCAGCTGGCGTAAAAACCACTTCAAACCAGCATAACAAAAACCCCGCACTAGGCGGGGCTTATTGTTTCAAAATTAACCAAAATACAACATGGTTAACCCTGTTTTTTTCATTGATATGAAGCGTTGCCGCGCTGCATATACACAACTTTACGCGCTTTTAATTTTAATTCATAGAGTCTTTCATGTCTACAATTTTAACTCATCTATCAATTAAACCCCAGTACTACCAAACCCACCAACACCGCGATCAGTACCGCCAAGCTCGGGCACTTCAATAACCTCAATCACGGGGATCTCTACCAGCATACCCTGACAAATACGATCACCAGCACGGACGTGCAAGGGCGTATGTGAGCTATCGCAGGTCAGTTTAACCATCAATTCACCGCGATAGTCCGAATCAATCACCCCTACGCAATTCGCCAAGCGCACATTGCTCTTGAATGCATGGCCAGATCTAGAATACAGCATCAAGGCAAATCCACTAGGCACCTCAACCGCCAAGCCCAAACGGATGATCACCGCCTGATTATTCACCACCAAAGCATCCTCGGCGGCGTAGAAATCCAAGCAGGCAGCGCCAGCGGTGGCGTAGGTGGGTAGCTTCGCACTGGGCAGTAGGCGTTTTACTTTCAGCTTAGCATCATCTCTTGGGGCGGGTATTAATGCTGGATCAATCATTATTTAATCTCCTAAATCAGAATTAACGACAAGCTTCAACATGAGCATCGGGCATTTCAATACATGCGGACAGATATCCTTCAACAAACTCAACCAGACCATCATAGTCGCCCCAGCCGTTTTCAGGGTTGAGCTTCTTGAATTGGTCAGGGCCTGCCTTTAACCGAGCTAACCCATCCGTTAAGGGTTGAATTAACTCACCTGCTGTCTTTACCCCCAGTTCTTCCGGCCTCCAGAGGTGTTGGTAGAGTTCAGCCGCTTCGGCCATCTTTCCGAGGTTGTGCGTTATGTTGCTGGAGTACACGTTGCACAACACCATTTTTCGCAAATAGATATCTAGTGACATTTATTTATCCTTTTTGTAAGAAAAGAGGGACGAGGAAAAACCTTCGCTGTTAATTGCTTGAATATAAAACTCAGGCTTATCTATGGTGATAGCCTTAATGGCCAGTTTTATTTGATTGCCTAACTCAAATAGTTCACCAACACACAATGAGTTGAATAGAACAAAATCACCCGTATTATCAATAGAGCTATCTAAGGATATAACCATTTCATTCGCTATTTGATTGAAGTCTATTTGTTCAATATCTAGCACATGCGTAGCGAGTGAAACTCGGTATTCCACCGAGTCCACACCTAGATCTGAAAGGGCCTTATGGGCTGCTTTATGAGCATCATCCAGAGTGTCAGCAATGCCGCCACCATCAAGACAATCCACCCACCATTTGTATTTCACACTGCCACCTCGTTAATGGCTAAAGCACTATCACTCACACGAGTTACGATCATCTGTAGCTCGCTTTCAATCGCCAGACGTTTGAACTCGGCAAACGAAACCGCATCAAGGCATTCAATCCGGTCCACACAGATAATGCCTAGCTCACCCGCCCGCAGTTTAGCAATTTCCACCGCAATACGGACCTGCTCAGCGGTATTAATTCGGTCGAACTGAACATCGTTAAAGAATACCTCACCGTCACGCACCACGAGCCCTTGGATTGGAAGGGAGGCCAGCAATTCGGCCTTGTATGCGTCAATATCTGCCAGCGTTTGAGTGTGGCCAATTTCTTCAGCTTTCAGTAACTCCAGCGAGTCATTCATCTTTGTCAGCGTATCCCGCACCTGTTGAGCCTTGGCAATGTTAGTAGCATTGGATTTAATTACAGCCAGCTGCTCGTCAATGGCGGCCACGTTATCATGGAATTGTGCTTTAGCTTTCGCCACGGCTGCATCGGCCTTGCGCTCAAAGTCGGCTACCGATTGACTAATGGCGTCAATCTTGGACTGAGCTTCGGTTTTAAGCGCGTCAATTTGAGCTTGCAGAAGCTCTTTAATTTCCGCCTGCTTATCGAATCCGTCCCGCTTGATCAGAGCGATCTTTCCTTGAATGCGGGTCACTTCAGAATCGCGTCCGTGCTCAAAGCCAGCGCGTTTCTCCATTAACTCAGACTCGCTTAACTCACAGCTAAGTAAAACCGGCTCGGGCAGGGCCTGCTCCAGCTGGGCAATAGTAGCGACCTTTTCTTTGATCGCCCGATTCGTTCCAGTGCGGTTGTCGTAAACATCCTTTCGGGCTGCATCGAGGGCCGCTATATCGTTACCATTGATTCGACAAATCCCGCCAAGGCGGTTAGCATCAACTACTATGGGCATGGTTTCCAGCAACACCCGCGCCCGCTCTTTTGGCGATGCCAGAATGAATTCGACCGGATTTACAGACAGAAGGTCGGTTAAGGCTTTCAGGTGCTCAGCTGGGCGTGGCACTTGTTTGCCGTCGCTGACAAACTTCAGGTTACTGGCTTTCTCAGTAACTGATTTCCGGATCTCGGAGCCGTCATCCAGAACTAAAACCACCTCACCCTTATCCGCGCCCTTGCGTAGTAAGGTGGCATCGTGACCACCGCCCACGGCAGCTTGGATTGCGGCAAGCACGGAGGTCTTGCCCTCGCCGTTAGCCCCGCTAATCACAGTGAATCCGGCGGGTGAGAACTCCAGTGCTTCAATTCCCAGAATGTTGTTAATTTTGACTTGTGCGATTTTCATTGTTTTACCTCTTCTGATTAGAACGAAACAAGCGCCATCCAAGCGTACAGGAAGGCTACGGCGGCAATTAACGTTAACGCCAACGCGAAAGCATCAGCAATTGGTTTGCGTAGCGACAAAGGCGTTTTAATGCGTTTTGCCATCATTGAATTATCCCCGAACTTTCTTGCCATTACTGGCGGTTAGTGAATCGGCTATGCGGTCGCACATGGATAGCAGGTTGCTGGCAGCCAGACGTTTATCGCTCAGTGACTGATAGACAGACACGGGGTTTATCTTGTCGTCAGAATCGGCGGCTACCAGAACCGTCCAGAACTGGCTAGGGCAGGTGTCCTTTTCGGTCAGAACGAACAACAAAGTTTTGTTGGTTGCTGAACCAATGTTCTGGCAGTACAGATTGCCAACAACGTCAGCCAAGGTTTGGGTGATCATCAGGTCAACCAATGATTGAACTGTGAGCATCCCCAAGCGGCGCTCAATGGCCAAGGACAGTTTGACCCGTCCGAGTTGGTAGGCGCCCAGCAGGCGCTGGGTTTTGGATTCGATAGCGATAGAACTCATGGCAATTCCTCTGGGGTTGTTGTCCTAGGGTTAATTAAACAGGCTATTAATGCGGCTGTCAATAATTTTATAGGCATGTAATTATTAGCCAAAGTTGACAACTGTATAAAAAATAAACAGCTGTCCGCGTTTTGGTTGACAGGTGGTTAAAAAACATACAGCTGCCAACTGCAAAGTGTCAGGATTTTTTACACTTTTTGAGATTTTCTTCGCATCTTACGCAAAAATGGGGCATCTTATCAGCCATCTTACACATCAATGTAATTCGATTCCAGCCGTGATAGCTCTAGGCTTGTAGCGTGAATGTTATATCTTATTTCGCATATAGAGACTAAAAAAACAGATTTTCGCTCTTTTTAGATTTGATGTTTAAAATACATATATTTTAAATGTGGTTACCCCTACCTGACGTTCTATAAAAAAAGAGAATCGGGACGGAGAGGCTCCAGAAAATTCTAAAGAATTTTTCCCGATTTTCTTATTCTAAAAAACCCAAGTATTTTGCAGCTATTTTTTCAGTCCTTTTCTACCAGATTCTAGGCTTGGCTGATAAACGCGTAAGATGGTACTGCACGCTTAGAGCCATCGGGCCTTTAGATTTTACCAGAGTGCGTAACTTTCCATGTAAGTACATAAGATGAAACGCCTTTTTTGATGAAATCTTGCTAAATTTGGTCAAAAAACAACCTAATTTAACGTCATCTGGTAGATTTTTAAAGAACAGGCCGAGAAGTGGCACCCTAGATAGTATCAAGCATGTCTGCATTTAGCAACCATTTTGATATATTCCAAAAAGTTATAAAAAAGGCAGGATTGCAGTCTTGTCAGTGTGATTAGATTGTGACCATTATTTATGAGCCGTTCAACACCGTCAAAAGCTCATAACGGCTCATAAAAAAACCGCCCGAAGGCGGCTTGTTGGTTTAGTCGAGACTGGGAACGTCATCCTCAGCTTGCAGCCGCCGAAATTCGAGCCTTGGCCTGCAATATTTCCGCACATAACGTGCTGAAATCCGGACCCGCCAAGTCTTCTTCATCAAGAAGCTCGATCTCCGCTTCGATCTGCTCGATAGATTCGAGCTGTTGGCTTCTACGCGCGCGCAGACGCAGCCTATAAACTGCTGTCCCTGCGGCGTTTTTCCAACGATTAGTTGTTTGAGTTGTCATGTTTAATCTCCGAAAAGGGGGCTTGGTTTACTGGGTTAGCAGTTGCTATGAACGTCATCGACTGTCATTGCTTTTTGCTCATCTGTCAAATGGTCTTCCAGACTCGGAACATTATCCATTAGCGCTAGATACAGCGCTGAAATATCTTCCATGGTTGCAGCTGGGCATAACTCTTGAAGAACCTATTGCAACATGACTCATAATAAATCAAACAAAAACAAAAAGCCCCGTAATTGGGGCTTTTCTTCTAACTCTCGATCCAGCACTGAACAATTTACAAAAAGGATAGTGTTCGCTTTTCGGTTCATGACGAGGCCGGTAGCGCTGGCAGCGCCATCCAAAACTCTGGCGTCAGCCTTACGTCATAAATATAATCATCGTCAAACCATAAAATTTCATCTAAATAACTAGAGGATACTAGCCCTTTTTCTAGCAGATTATCGACAAAGCCTTCGCTATAGCCCGCCCTAACAGTGTCTCGACGCGCAATAAAAACCCCGCAATCGGCTCTAAATGCCAAAACTTTAATGCCAAGCGGCGGCAGCTCGCTACTGCAATCTACCCAGCCCATCCTCGCTCTGCTGTCGATCCTGCTCTCACGCACAGCTGCCGCACCAGCGGCCACGCCCTCACTAACATAAATGCCGCGCTGAACTGCACGGATTCTGCCCGCCTTCTTGCAGCGCGATAAATGCGCAGCCAAGCACCGAGGGCTCATTTTTAGCGCGTCAGCGATCTCATCGACGCTGGCGGCGAGGCTGGCATCGAGGAAAGCTACAATGCGATCAGATATGGTAATCATTTTGATGATAACTCCGAATAAAAAGCCCGCGAAGGCGGGCGGTTGGGATTGACTATTTAACCCCGTATGTCTCGTTAATTGTGTCGAAAATATCTCTAGTAGACTCGTCTAAAAAAGTCACGAGGATCTCATTATGATCAATATATGGAATTGTGTATAAGAAAAAAGCAGGGTCACTTACATGTACACTTGAATCTTCCAGCGTTGCACCAACAAATGTGACGCCATTTTGACAGTCAGCTTGATAGTAGCCTTTTTTAAATTTAGTCATTTTCTTATCTCCAGTTTTATCGGCGTTATTGCCGTTTCGATGGGTTAAATATACGCCCGTTAAATTATATGGTCAAGTAAATTTAATAATTTTTTAAGTATTTAATAACCCGTTTCTTGTTGTAGATCTGGGCGCTCTCCACGGTCTTGACCATGCCCTTATCAATCAGCTGGTTGAGTATCTCCAGCAATGTCCTTTCTGGCTGCCTTAGCCTGTTCTTCATGACAGCAATTGATTTGCCAGTGTCTTTATCAAGAAAGGCGATCACACGCGCAGCCAGAGCATCCGGCTTGCTTTCGGACGACTGGGCAAAGGCTTGCAAGTTCTTCTGGGCTAAGTTGTCTTTAACCAAGGCATGAGCCCACAAAACCTCCGATACCGTTCTAACACCGGATTGGGCCGCTAAAATCAGACTGACCTTGGTAACTAGTTCATAGCCGCGTCGATAGATTGCCTGAAGGCCTGACTTTTCCTTTTTCTCATCTGCAAGCAGATAAAACTCCCGAGAAGATCGAGTCAGAGCCGCCTCCGCATCGGGTGTGGTGGTAATGGGCCGCTTCTCGCCAACGTGTTCAATCCGGTGCGTGGTGGGCTGGTTTCTAAACGCATGGCTTAGGCCTTTAATCTCCATCTTCAATGATTCGGGCATCTTCTCTTTTCTGAATCCCTCCTTCATCCAAGGGTTGTCTTCGTGCTCAACAAATACCAATGTCCGAGACAATAAGCCGTTGGTGGCCATTTCGTGAGTCATCAGCTGGTTGAGCTGTTCTGGCAAGCAGGTTCCGAAAACAGACAAGAATGGATTCTCGATCCCTTGGCCAATGCTTTCTAACTGCTTCTGCAACAGCTCCATAGTTCGCTCAGGATTCTGCCCAGCCTCGTTGTTATCCATTAGTTTTTGGAATTGGGCAATTTCCCGTTTTTTAATGTCCGTCAAATCCCGCTTGGTGTCGCCAGTGATTGGCATCCAGCCGGTAGCCTTGGTGAATACCGCCATCCACTGGGTTATGATGCCTTCAAGGTACACGGCCCCGCCCCGTTGTCGTGCTCGCATGATCTTAGCCAGATGTTCGCCAAGCTCGTCCACGACATAAAAGGAGGCTTGATGTTCAATCAGGTTTCGGATTACTTCCTGTTCTGACTTGATCATGCCGTGAACTGCTGGAGATAAGCCAGCCTCCCTCATCACTTCGGTGAGCGCCTGATATACCGCCTCTTTACCGGTTGATGAAGCGGCAGCCGAAAACGTGATCAAGTTCAGTGACATGTTATTAAGGGCATCGCAGTGACTCAGCCCAGCGATATTACCTACTGCTGTTAGTGCGGCAGCCATGGCGAGTTGCTCTCTCGGATAGAGACACTGATTATCAATCCAGTCTTTGATCCGGCCAACCAAACCAGGAGGCGCATTTAAATCGCATTCGCTGGTGTCCAATGGGACAAACTTAGACCAGTTCCAGCTCTTAGCCATTTTCTCGCCAAGATGCTTGTTATCCATATAGAATTGATCATCGACAGACATCCAGCCCGCTTCACGCGCCATAAACTCCAGCGTACCGCCATGAATATCGCGATAGTTGGCGCTGTTAGTCCACTGCTTGCGCGTGGCTTTCTCGTTGTATTTCTCGATTGATTTCCGGCTCCACGAGTTAAACAGATCAAAGCCCGCCCCATTGGTTGCGTCATAAATTGCCGCCCCAACTTTAGCCCATTCGTCATAGGGCAGGTCGGGGCTTATATAGGCCAGCATTGAGCTAATAGCGTCATGACTGAACTGTTTGTCGGTGTCGTACTTGATTACCGGCTCTTCCCGTTCGAGCAACTCGATTAATTTGGCTGGCGCATAATCAAGGTCGCTTAGGTCGCCAACTAAAACCGAGTATTCAGAGCCAGACCTGTGCATAGATCCGGCTCCAATGACGTAAGCGCCAGAGCCTGATTTAAAATCGATCCCAACAAATTCTTTGGGCTTGGTCCGTAGGTCTTTACCCCCTTCAGGCAACTTAAAATAGTAGTGCTTGCTACCACCACCAGACCCCGTATTTACGATCATTCCAGCGCCGAATATCTCGGGCACCAACTCAGCCAACCGCTTGAATGCCTCTAGCCCGCCGTTTCTGGCGTCAACGTCAATTACCAGTAGGTTATCCAAACGAATGCCGTAGGCGTCAAGCTTCCGCTGTTGCTCGAACAGTTCTAATTGCTCATCATCCCATTCGACTTGCAGTGTCTGCCATCCGTCTAAGGCGGGGTGCTTTCCGGCATTGGTTGGCGGGCAGTCTTTCTGATTGCATGAACACAGGCAGTCCTCACCGATTGGGTGAATTGGAATTATGAAATGGCCGTGCTTAATGTGTTCCCAGTACATTGTTCTCTCCTACGGCCAGCGTTATTTTATGTTGTTGTACCGGTTTTTTAATTTCTCAACGAAGTCAGATAGAAGGGTTAGGGTTTTCACCGTTGGCGTAGAGCCATTGTTTATCACGTTGTGAACTGTGATATAACTTAGGCCGGTTTCTCGGGCCACCACAGTAAGCTTGTAGCCGCTGAGTGCGGCCCTGATTTGTTCTTGTGTTAGTAAGGCCATTTATTGGCTCCTTTGGTTTGACTCTATTTACTTTAAACCGGATTTTATAAAAAATGAAGTGCGCTATATAAAAGTTTAAAAAACAGTTTGACTTTGTTGGACGGCTGTTTAAACTGGATAGCGTCAAACAACACAAAAAGGAGACATGACATGAGTAAATTGGCTTCTCTGGTGAACGTGCCCGAGGATGACGCCCCAATCATCACCATTTTTGGTGAAGGTGGCTTAGGCAAGACCAGTCTGGGCGCTTTATTCCCAGCGCCTATTTTCATTACCGCCGAAAGCGGCCTAAAATCCATTCCCAAGGCGAGCCGCCCCCAAGCGTTCCCCTTGGTGGAAAGTAGCGAACAGATTTGGGAGTACCTAACCTTGGTGCTTACCCAAAACCACAGCTATCAAACGCTGGTGATTGACACAATCACCAGTCTGGATGCCGTTTTCCGCAAGGAGATATTGGAGCGTTCTGGGGTAGCCAGCCTAAATAAAGCCGCTGGCGGTTACGGTGGCGGGTATGACTTGCTGGCCTCAGATCATTACAAAGTCCGGAAATTTTGCGAGAAAATCCGCTCACAGCTTGGCATGGGTATTGTGTTCTTAAGCCACGCAGTTACGGCGAAGATCGATCCTCCGGATACGGAGGCTTATACCAAGTATTCAATTCCGCTGCATGAAAAAAGCCGTCACCCCTACGTTAATGACGTGGATCTAGTGGCATTCATCCAGCTGCAAAAGGTTATAAAAGGGGATAAGGATCGCCCAAAAAAGGCAACCTCCTTCGGTGATCGTGAGATCGTGTGCCATGCGGTCGCCAGTAACGACAGTAAAAATCGGTTCGGCATAACAGAACCGCTTGAATATGTAGATGGCACCAACCCTCTACTAGCCGCCATTCCGTTTTACAATTAACTAATCTCTGGAGATAAATAAATGGGCTTTTTTACCATTAGCACCGGCCAAGTGGCCAACCAAGATGGCAGTACCAGCTTTGAAATGGGCGGCGGAGAACCCATGCCGGACAACACCACCGTTGTTGCCGCAGTGTCTAAAATTGGCTGGAAACAGCCAAGCGATTTTTACGACTTTGACTCGATCAAAGCAGAGTGGGACGTGCTGGAGCCTAAAGAGTACGCTGGCCGCAAAGTCTACCAGACGCTCAAGGTCTGTGATGGAAAGGACAGCGTGTCCGATAAAGCTAAAACCATGTTGGCGGTTATGGACACCATCTGCGGCGGTAAAATCATGGCCAAGGTGGCGGCTACCGGCCAAGCACCAGACGATAACATTTTGGCTCAGGCGCTGATTAACCGCCCCATGATGCTTACACTGGGCCTGTTTGATACTAAGGAAGCGGGAAAGTCCGGCATCAACTGGATTAAGAAGGTGGCCCCCCGTGTCCGTGGCGGAAGTGCCGCAGCACCGACTCAAACGGCAGCGCCACAAACGCCAGTTGAGACACCGGCACAGCGCCAAGCTCGCCTACGGGCTGAGCGGGCGGCACCAGTTGCGGCGGCAACACCACAGATTGAGGCGGATGATATTGACGAAGAAATCCCATTTTAATCTAAAACAGGCGCTTTAATTAGCGCCTATTTTTATGGAGCAGGTTATGATTGACGACACACTAACAGAGCGCGGCAAGCGCTACGGCGATTTTGCTGGACATGCGCGGATCACGCAAAACCTGAAACGGGCCATGCAGGATAGCCATAATTGGGAAGGCTTGAGTGATGACAAAAAAGAGGCCCTCGAAATGGTGGCCCACAAAATCGGGCGTATTTTGAATGGCGACCCTGAGTATGCCGATTCGTGGCATGACATCATAGGATACACTCGGTTAGTTGAAGTGACATTGACAGAGAACAGCCAGCAATAAGCTGGCTTTTTAATCGGAGATAAAAACAATGAAAATATCGGTTTATGAAGTTGTTTCGCTGCTTGGCATGGTCACTGGCGTTACCAAGGAAAAGGCCAAGAGGGCCATTATCCGGCGCTTTGAGCACGCCCCAATCGAGTTTAAGGACAATCCGGCGGCAGCGTATGGGCGTGAGTTTAAGGCGGCAGCGATTGATGATTATGTGACGTTCTGTAGTGGCAAGACGGCGCAGGACTATGAGTTAGAGTTCAGTCTAGGCAACCTTATTGCCAAGGCCGATTGCTTCACTAAAGAGGGCTTGCCCGTATTCGTGTATGCGCCTTATTCCATGCGCGATAACGACATGCTGAAGTTTAAGAAGTTGGCCCAGCGGCCTGACGTGTTTGCACGGATACAGCTGTCTTTGTTCGTCATGGATAAGCAAGAGGGCGTATTTTTCCAATGGTGGCCAGCTGAAAGTTGCAGCGAAAAGGTGCAGCTTGATATGGACTACATAGAGGCGCTGTTACCCCATATTGACCAGTTCATAGAAGAACTGGCCAACGAAGATGTTGAGCCACACCTAAAGCCGCTCAAAGTCACAATCGACACTCAAGAAGCGCAAATGCTGATTGATGAGTACGACCAATTAAAAATTGCGGTTGATAACGCCAGCGAGCGCCAGAAAGAGATAATCGCGGAACTACAGGCACTCGCTAACAACGAACCGGCGATCATCTGCGGGCGAAGCCTGAGCAAGGTTACCCGTCAAGGCTCCGTTGATTACAAGAAGATCGCGGAAGAGTTCGCGAAGGCCGTGGATTTAGAGCAGTACCGCAAAGGTGGTTCTGAATTCTGGCAATTCCGTTAGGAGTTGCCATCATGCAAATTCCATTAGACCTGCGGGATTATCAAGAGGACACCGTTCGCGGGCTGTTTACTCAAATCAAGCGCTGCATCGATCCAGTGATGGCAGAGCTTGGCACTGGTGCTGGCAAGAGCTTTATCGTCGCTGGCTTGGCGTATTTGGTGAAGGAGTCCAGCGGTAAGAAAGTTCTGGCGCTACAGCCAAGTAAAGAGCTGGTGGAGCAGAATCACAGCAAGTATTTGCACACTGGCGAACCGGCAAGTATTTATTGTGCTGGCTTAAATCAGAAAGACCTACGGCATACGGTGATTTTTGCTAGTCCTAAATCCATTAAAACCAAGATCCGCGCAATCGCGGCTCAGGTTGGCTTGATTGTGGTGGACGAATGCCACGAGACCACCAACGAGATAAAGCAAATTATTAACGATTGTCGGGCTGTTAATCCCAATGTGCGGGTGGTTGGTTTAACTGCTACCCCGTATCGCATGGGTACGGGCTTTATTTATCAGCTGGATACCGATGATAGCCCAATGCCAAAGCACCAATGCACCGACCCTTTTTATCTAAAGTGCGTTCGTAGGTACGATGCTGAATGGCTGTTAGAACGTGGATTCTTGACCCCGCCAGATGTCGGCAGCCCGCTTGCTGACAGCTACAACACAGCTGGGCTTGAGCTTGGTAAAAACGGCTTATTCACTAGTGCCAGCGTAGATCGCGCCTTCGTTGGTCATGGCAGGAAAACTGCCGAGATCGTGGCAGACGTGGTGGAGCAGAGCAAAAACCGTAAAGGTGTGATGTTGTTTGCGGCCACCGTTCAACACGCAGGAGAAATTCTAGCCAGCCTACCACCATTAATATCGGCGTCAATCACGGGCGATACCAGCACCAACGAGCGGGCAAGCATCATCAACCGCTTCAAAGACCCGTAACTTAAGTCTCTGTTGTCTGTTCGCACGCTGACAATGGGCTTTGATGCTCCCCATGTTGACGTGATTGCTCTGCTACGCAAAACCGAGTCGGCCAGCCTATTGCAGCAGATTTTAGGCCGAGGAATGCGGTTATGCGAGGGTAAAAAGAATTTCTTGATTCTGGATTATGCTGAAAACCTGACGGCACATGCGCCAGATGGCCGAATCTTCAAGCCGATGATCAAGGCGGCGATCAAGGGTGAAACCGTTATTCTGAGCGTGACTTGCCCCATGTGTAACGGCGTTAATCAGTTCAGCGCACGCAAGAATGACGATGGATTTGATGTGGACGAGGAGGGTTATTTTATTGATTTGGACGGTAATAGAATCCAAACCGATATAGGACCAATTCCGGCACATTATGGCCGCAGGTGTCAAAACATGGCGATCATCAATGGGGTGTATCACCAATGTGCCCAAAGGTGGACAGATAAAACCTGTCCAGTTTGTGAGTCGAGTAACGATATTGCGGCGCGGTATTGCTGCAACTGTAAGCATGAGTTGGTTGATCCTAACGAAAAGCTGACAATGGAGTTTAAGCGGCTTAAACGTGACCCAACCAGACTACAAACCGACAAGGTTTTAGAATGGAGCAAGCGCCCGAGCATTTCCCAGAAGTCGGGGCTTGAGGTTTTGCGGGTGGATTTTAAGACGGAATATAGGAAGTTTTCGGCGTGGTTTCATCCGCAAAGCCCCCATTCGTGGCAACGTGCGGACTATCACCAACTGATGGAGGCGACTTACGATCTAGCAGTCATGCCAGATTCAGTGACATACCAAAAGAACAAAGACACCGAGTTTTTTAAGATTCACGGATACAATCAGGAGGTAGATGCAATTGAAAAGGCCCATTGATATTCCGAGCTACGGCGATTGGCAGTTTAGGGGAATTTGCCCGCTGGAGTCACAAGAGCAAGTGACTTTCGTTAACCGTATGCGCATGAAATACCCCGACACGTTTGGTCGGCTGGTTGTGCATGTACGAAACGAAGGAAAGCGTACTATGGGGCAAATACGGCGCGAGAAAATGGAGGGATTAACCAAAGGAGCGCCAGACATTATCATCCCAGCTCAGGTATCGTTTTTGTGTGAAATCAAACGTCAAAATCCGCTATTATCCAAGATCGATGACGAGCAGCTAAGTTATCTTCGAACGGCTCAAGAGCAAGGGGCGTTTGCGTGTGTTGCACTGGGTGCGGATGCGGCAGAGGCCGCTTTTAACGAATGGCGGGGTATTGTAAATGCTGAATGACAAGGAATTGCGCAAGGCCATACAAAGCGCAAGGGTAGCAGTAGGCACAACCGGAAAACGCCACAGCGTGGTCGTGTTCAGCGGTGAGTCTGATTATGATGTATCGCCCACAGTTGAGGCGGTGAAGCTGCAAGCAAAAGGCGAGTTGACGATAATTCAGAACGTGGTGAGTGGATGAGTGTTTATACGAAAGAACTGGCTGATATGCTGGCTAAATACGGCGTTAATGTGCCGCAAGACCAGATTATCCAGCCGGTTGAAAAACAGCTCGAGCAGGCATTAGAGAAGGCGGCTAATGCGGGTAAAGAGATGTTACAAAAGGCGATTGGCACAGAAAAGATGCAGAAACTAACCGAGCTCGTTGGCAAATATCCGCAGCGGGCCACAACGTTTCTGGATAGCCAATCTGGTATCGAGTTAATTAATCTGGTGATTGATGATGTTATTACCTACTTGGAGAACTGAAATCGACCAACTCAAATTCATGTTATTTGGATTTGCAGCGGGCCTTGTAGTGATGCTGTTATTGTTCGTCGGAGCTTAGGCTTTGACTACGAAGACAAGAGAGGAATGGGCCGCCATAAGAAAGCGGCTTATTGACGTTAGCACGCCATTGCCGCCATGGTTCATCGAGTCGATGTTGATTGAAGCGATAGACACAATCACAGAGGCTAAAAACTACGGCTTAGAACCGGTGCCGCTAGATATGCTGAGCGACAAAAAGACGGCGGCGATCATGTATCCGTGGCAGTTTATGAAAGTGAACGATTCTTTTTTTGTTGAGACCGCAGGAAACCGGCCAGACCGCTTATTCAGGCGGTTGCGGAAATTAGCAGCGGCTCAATTTAGGAAGAAGCGCAATCCAACCGCGGTAACCGTCCATTCGGGCAAAAAGCTTATCAATGGTGAGATGGTTGACGGGTTTTATTTAGTTCGGCGTGGGTAAATTCGAGTACTGTTATCTGGCCAGCAGTTTGAGCACATAATCAAACCAGATAATAGGAATTTATAAGCATGGCAATCATCAAAGCCGTAATGGCAATCGCTGCAAGTCTAACTAGCCCTGAATTAGCCCTTGAATGGCTTAATCTTGCTGAGTCAGTCACAAAAGATAAGTTAATGATTTATGAAATAATCCAATCAAAACTAGGCGTTTATTTAATTGATTCTGGCGCATCAAGTGAGGTATTACTTTACTGGCATTAATCGCGCTTAAACTAATCTTGTTGATAAATTTTTTTTATGGGCATACTGTCTTAATTGTCGGCCAGAAACGGTTACAACCGACAGGTGAGCACTATGCCAGCAATTCAACAAGAGGATTCAATCATGGATTATCCGGTTAAGATCGAAAACGAGTTAAAAACCCCATCAGGCAGTGGTGATGGTTTTTTGGGTGGTGGCGGCACGCTTGGCGGTTTATTAATCGGCGCCCTTCTTGGCAACCGAAACGGCCTTTTCGGTGGCGGTAATAACGCGGACGGCGGTTTTGTTACTCCTGCAATGCTGGAGGCCTCTTTAGCGCGTCAATCCGATTCGACCAATACGAACAGCATTCTACAAGGTATCGGTGACATTAAGGCCGCAGTACCATTAGCCGAAGGGCAAGTTCAACTGGCTTTGGCCGGTGTGCAGGCCGAGTTAGCCGGTCAGATCAATGCAAGTCAGATCGCGCTGATGCAAGGCCAAGCCGGAATCACTGCTAATGTGACCGCTGCAAGTACCGCTAATCTGGTTGGTCAAGGTGACATCAAGTTGCAATCCGCCAACCAAGCAGCGGCGATCCTTGCAGCAATCAAGGAAAGCCAATACCAGTTGGCAAGCACTACCCGCGATGATGGCGATAAAACCCGCGCTTTAGTTGAGTCAATCAACAACACCAACTTAAATCGTGAGTTGGCGGTGGCTCAAGGCGCTTTAGTTGAGCAACGCGCTATTACTCGCAGCCGTGAAATTGAAGTGAATGTTGCCCAAACCGTGAACCAAAACCAAGTTCAGGCGCAAGCACAAGCCCAAGCTCAACAACAGAATCAATTGATTCTTAATGCGTTACAAGGCTTAGCTAATCAGTTGAACCGAAGCAACCAAGATATCATTGCAATCGGCAGTTCGTTGACAGGCCTAGCGCAAACCGCTGCTAACACCAACGTCCGCTAAGACTAAAATGGCCGCTTTCGGGTGGCCTTTTTATTAGATAAATACCCGATTCTTAAACCAACCGTAAGCAAAGTCCTCATCCTTCGGGCGCTTCTGAGTGAGCCCAAGCAGGAAAGATCCATACTGACACACAACCGCCTTAACCAGTGTAGCAACTTCGTTTCTACGGCGTTTAAACGCACTCAGAGCCAACAATGTGCCAGCACCAATATCGCCATCAACCGCAATATCTGGGTAGTGTTTGCCTTGGTTGTTGAATGCATTTAAAGCCGTTTGTAAGAACTTTCCCGCCATGCCCGTTCCCGAGTTCACTCCGATATTAAATAAGCATTCGGCTAGAGCGTAATCCATTGAGTCCAAACTTAATTTATCCCAGTAGTTTTTTTTGTAAATCGCTTTTGCAGTTGATAGCGGCAATTCACGCATAGAGCCAATATAGCCAAACGCACGAGCAACGGCCACGGTAATGCCGTACATGGTCTCACCACCACTATCAGAGGGATCGTTAGAATAGCCCCCTTCAATTCCAACCACCTTCATAAATGCGTCATTGAATGTTGGCATTAATTTAGCCCCTGTAGTAACAGATTGATAATAACGTCAATGCTCTTTTCTTGGTCCGTAGTAATCAACCCAAAAGCAGCAGCGACAGCGACCACCGCAATCAATACCTTTCTGTTAAAATACCTTTTCATAATATGCCCTTTAATGGTGACAATATGATGTTTATTAGTGCCGTAATGTCAGCATGGCTAACACTAACAACGCCATCATCGGTAGGACCGTGGTCTTTTGAACCTTCCCAACCACGTTTTCCTGTTCGTCCAAAACTTCATGCCAGTACTGAATTGGCTGATTAAACCAATCCACCAAGGCTTGGGCGTATT